ATTTTGATTCCTCATTTATTAATAGTTCTCTTATTTTTTTAAGCTCGGCTCTTGTCTGTAATAGACCGGATATCAATCGATCACAAGCAGGGTTCATATAAACTTTTGTATCATCTAACTTAGCGTTTATCTCTCTCAGTTGTTTGTTGATATACATAGCTACAAGTTCTAATACATCCCTAGAATTACTTATCTTTGCTTTCCATTTCTCTAACTCTTCAAGCTTTAAACTATGTGGAAGGAGGCTGATCAGTTTCATTTGGTAACATACCCTCTGCTGGTGTTTGAGATTCAGCGGCTAGTTGTTCCTGTGCTGTTTGGATTAAACGTTGACTTTCTAGTTGTTGCTCAATGCCTATATTGGCGCGGAATAAACTAAATTGTTCTAGGCCTAAAATAGACTCTAGTAATTGGGTCATGGAATGTCTATCCAAATCATTTTGTACTAATTGAAATAATGGGCTATTGGATAGCATTGTTAGATTTTGAGCGATGGTTGCATTGCGGGCAAAATATCGAGAACCTACTGCGTAAATCTTGCCAGCAGCAGTTAAATCGTTCTTAGTTAATTCAATAAAAGTATCAACCCCTAGTTGATCATCTGTCATTTTAATAACATCACTAACATCTAGGTTGCGGCGTGCCATCTCTAGCATTGCATTTAATAATGGTTCTAAGAATTCTTCTTCTAAGTAAGCTACTTTGTTTTGGAATATACGACTAGCTGCATTATCTAATGTTTGTACTTCAAAAGCAGTCTTTTCACCGGGTGTACGAATACCCATCGTATTCTTAGGAGCACCTGCTAATTCCTCCATTGCCATCATTAAGTTTTGGATTTGAAAGTCGGCATTTAGTGCGGTTGCATCTGGACGTAATACATTAACATCCCCATCAGCATCAGCACGATAAAAACCGCCAGGAGTGCCTCGCATACCATTAAGATTGCCCTCACCGTCATAATATTCCACATCACCTTTTTCGATCATGATGGGGTAGGCAATTTGATCAAATACATCTGCTTTAGTATTTTCTAATTTATCTAAACGATGTTGCATGCCTAAGAGGTTTGCAAACGGAGACATACCCATTAAGTTATCAGGTCTGTTTCTCCATGCTGCGGTGAAGATGTTATGATCTCCATTCCAAGATTTAACAGGCTCATTACGAATTACATTAGCTCGATCAACCACTGTAATAACATGATTGGGGTGTAATTTGTCATCTTGTTCTATATACACATCACCGTAAAATTCAAGTATTTCAACCAAATTACTACGATAATATTCTTGTAAAGTACCAAACCCGTCAGCTTTTAAAGCACGTAGTTTTTCTTCATCATAATTGAGATTACTTTTATTCCGAGGAGTTAATAAAGAACGACGCTCAGCAATCTTTTTTATTAATTCTTTGGTATAACCTAATTCAGGATGGGTCTCTACTTCCCTCGCCATTTGTCCTAGTGTTTTTAAGGTGCGAATAATCTTAGGAGCTTTATTAAACGAAGTAGCTTTGACATCAAATACAACATCTAGTGGAGCAATGCGATAGGGTTTTGGGCCTACATAACCTAATACTTTTTCCCCCGTAACGGAATCAATCGTATATTCCCGAACAAAATCTAATCCAGCGAAGCAATTACCAGTTAACAACCAGTCTGCTAGTAACTGTCTCATAATCACTCGAAATTTAAGCTGTCTTGTTTTTGTCTTTAAATAATTCTTAATTTTTCGTTTCTTGTCTTTCATTGCTCCATCAACACTTTCACTTTCAAATACAAACCAATCTTGGTTCGGGAACAACGAAGCATCGTAGTTAGCAATTAAATTATCATAAATCTGCGTTAGCTTAGGTAAAGTAGTCCTGTTTAAAAATGGGTTCGTGCTATTGGTCGTAGTATCAATAGTCGAAGCAAATAAAGTATTACGTATATCTGTAGTTTCTTTTTCCCAAGATAGACGATCCATTTTCCACCGATCAAACATCGTGGTTATCGTTATGGCCAAATCTTCTGGAGACAACTCTTGGGGTAAATCTAACGTATTGAAAGGCATTAGCGGATGCCTCCAAATCTAGAACTAAAATTAAATTTTTTCATTTTGTCTATCACAATACCGTTTTTCTTGGGCGCTCTTGCTACTTCAATAGCGGAAGCAAAAGCATCTTTAATATCATCATGTTGGGGGTTATCTAAAAGAAGCTCTTCTTCTAATAAATGAATTAACCCGCCGTTGTAATGCCAAACTGATCCGTTTTGATATAAAGGATCGAGTGTTGCTATGATTCGTTCTTCTTTCGTTCCGTGATGACGAGTAGGGCGATGCTCGTCAATACTGAGATTTAAACCCAACTCTCTAATGCGGTCTTTTAAATACTGACAGATAATTACCTGTGCCGATGTGACTTCTACTCGGAGGCGTTTTAAGTGCCACTTCTCATGAAGAGAAAACACACGATGGAAATAATCTTCTGGGTTTTTTGTCTTAAATCGGTCTATATCTAAAACATAAATAAACTTATTTGAATCCATTCCGATAACAACAATTGCCGTGTAATCCGCCTTTTTATTAAGAGAGTACGCAAAGTCAATAGCAGCAAACACATTCAACTTTTCTTGCTTAAAAAATACAGAACCGTCGGCTACATGGATGTATCGTCTGTCATAATATTGGAACCTAGATCGATCAAAGCGCGCAGTTTCAGCAGAGTTAGGATCGTTGTAATATTGCATGAAAAACTGGGGTAGTTGGCTATTTGATATATATTTGGCTTTGATCTTAGCAAGCTGTTGATCATCCATGCCGAATTTCTTACCGTCATTTCTTTCAGTGCGGGGCCAAAGAAAACTACCATGTTCTTCCACAGTTCTACGAAAGACTTTATAAATCGATTTCTGTCCTTCGTCTGTTTCAACTACTGTGCCAAGCATTACGCTATATAAATCTTTAGGGTGCCAAATCGTTCCAGAAGTTTTTGTCTTTCCTCCAACATTTAATACTGAAGCGGACAATTGAGAATGTGAGGCAGCCGTCTTACTTCTTAAATCTTCCGTCGCTACGTTGTCTTCTACTACGACGTCATCAAAATACATGCGGTCGAAATGTAATCCTGTCGTATTGCCGTTGATGCCAAAGGCATGTACAGTAGCGTCACGCACGGCCTCTGCTTTTCGGATAGGATGATCGACTTTTATAGAAGCCGATGCCCATCTTTCTCTTTTACCCACATCGGGGTTAGTCATATCGGGCCACAATAATCGATAACGTTCTGACTCCAAAACGTTCTTGATTACTGATAATTGCTCCAATGCAAGTTGTTCTGTAGCTGAACAATACCCAATCGTTATTTCTGGATTTCGTGTGATTCGCCAAGCACAATCCATTGCCATCCAGTGTGATTTTAAATGGCCTCGTGGTAGCAAAACTAATTGGTCATCGTCATCTTGCATTAAGAATTGAGCGAGGTCTCTGTGGACATCCCCATATACATATTGAGGATTGATATAAGAAGCGAAAGTATATAAATCACTTTCACACAATTCTCGCAATTCATCTAATTGAGTTTTACGTTTATTTGTCATTTGACCTGGAGATTAAATCGATTAAACGATCTAGTTTATGATCTAATTTGCCCACGCTGTCTTTCATGTTACGTAATTCAACATTAACAGGATGGACTAAATCTTCGATTAGCTGTCGTACTTCAAGTTTCGAATAAGTGTTTTCTAATTTGGTTTCCATGTGACGGATCTTCCACCATAAATAACTAACAGCGCCTGCAACAAGTAAATTTAATATTGTTTCTGGTGACATCTTATTAATCCTTCATTCTCTTTACTCTAATAAGATCGTTGGTTAGATTGGATAAGATGCGGTCTTGTGCGGAACTGTCTCTATCTTTATCTTTCTTTTTCTTATCTTTTGGTTTGAACCCTTTTTCTGCTAACCAACGAGCAGCTACAACGTTTGTCCTTCCTTGTCTATCAGGAGTCGAAGCAGCTATAACCATGCTCTTGATTCCTTCTGACATTAACTTTTCTTCTTTTTCTTCTCGCCATAATTCCAAATATTCAAAAAACTCTTTACAAGCAATTAGCTTTTTCCAATGCTGCCAGGAACCTACTAAAGCCATTGCAGCATCATATTCGGTTTGATGGCTCATATAGAGTTGATAAGCCTCTTCGATTGTGTAAACAGTAGGAATAGCAGGAGTCTCACTAAGTTCTTTAAATAAGGATTTAGTTCGAAACCGCCCCATACTATCTTTCATTAATTCTTTATTCATAATTTTCACGAAAAAATATTACGGATTTTGGTTAATAATTGTTGCCAAGTGCTCACTGTGGAAGAAGCTTCTGTGACAGGGGAAGATAAATTTAATAATACATCTGGGACGAAGTTCTTTAATTCTTCTAACTCATTAGGAAATTCTAAATCAGGCACATCTCGTAATTCTTGTTTTAGTTTTGCTATTTCTTGTTTTTTGGTAGTGTCGCCAGCTTCATCTGCACGTTGATACTCTACATCTAGTTTAGCTAAGAGAGGTTCCCGTAACTGGCGCAACTTATTCTTTTGTATTGCTTGCGCTTTTTCAACATGTACATCCACAGTTTCAGTTGGATTATCATCCGTCCAAGCATTTCTAAAATATCGATCAACTGGTAGGTTATCAGTATTCGTTATTCTATGGGGCAGCTTAGAATCTAAATTTTGAATATTTAATCTTATTTGGGCCTCTTCATCCGACTCTCCGGAAAGCATTAATGAGCGATAAGAAGGCACATCTTTTTCAACAATCCAATCGAATATTATAGATTCATCAGATATTGGTTTATTCTCTTCATCTACTAATACCCCAGTCGATGTTAATAGTTGCCTTGTCCTAGAATTAACATCAAACATTTCGGGTGCGGGGTTTAAAATAGAACAACCCCCGTCTTCTTTTTTAATTACAACAACTTTATTCATTAGGCATGATCTCCAAAGAATATTGCATTAACGATTTCACAGTCGGCAAGGGCGCCCGCGCTTTCATTAAACGTATCAATGCGCAAAGTAGTTGTGCTTGCAGCATAGGAACCACTAATAGTGGCGTATGTTCGATTACTAGCTGATTGCTGACATAATGCAGCAGCGGAAAAAGCGGTCGTACTAAAAGCAGTAGAAAACGTAACTGTAGTGTCACCCGTACCATTATCAGTTAGTGACGAAATGCCATAACTTAGAGTAATCGTAGTGGAACCAGTAGTAGCATATCGAAGCCATGCTTTTGCAGCGCTGGGATGATACTGCTGTCGTCCCGGTGTTACTATTACCGTGGTAGAACTTGCTGTTTCTTGTTCTGCCTGGGTTGCTGCTCCAGTTAGACCATTAAAAGATGTTCCTGTTGCAACACCTATACTCGGTGTTGTTAATGTAGGAGAAGTTAATGTAGGGGTTGTTAGTGTGGGAGAAGTTGCAAACACTAACGAGCCCGTACCTGTCTCGTCTGTAATAGTGGAACGTAAATTTGCACTTGAAGGAGTGGCTAAGAACGTAGCCATACCACTGGCTAAACCACTTATGCCAGTACTGATAGGAAGCCCTGTACAGTTTGTTAGGGTGCCTGAGATAGGTGTGCCTAGAGTAGGTGCTGTAAATACTTGGCCTGGCGTTGTCCAAGCGATACCTGTTTCAGCCACATTAACAGTTAAAACTTTACTTGCATTACCTGTAAGAGAGGGGACTGCGGTACCAGTCAATTCAACTGAATCTGTTATGTCTACCCAGCGAGCGGCATCGTTATCATTTTGGGGCGCTGCTAAATTAATAATACGGTTTGAATTCATGTCTAGATTAGCAGACATTGAATTAGGGGAATCTCCTGAACGAGAAAGCGTATTATTGATTGCTGTCTCAATATTTGTAAAGTTTTCATTAATTGTTGTTGTAGATTGAAAACCTGACCCTACGTTTTGAGGTGTAAAACGAGCCATTACTTAACTCTCTTATTAGTATGAAGAATCATTTGTGTGCGTTGTCCGAATAAATAAAAAATAACTGCCGACGCTAAATTTTCTAAATCTTGTAGTTGGATGCCTGTACGTAGTGCTACGAAATACCAAGCAGAAAGGATAAGTACAACCGCAAAAGGACGCTGTAATCCTTTAATTGTTTGCACCCATTGAGCAGCACCGTCAGCATTATCTAAATCGGATAATGCTTTTAATTTTTCAGTTTCGGCATTCATCAACTGAATGGCTTCTTGTGCATTAGACGGCGCGGGGCCGCCTGTATATTTATCTACAATTCTTCCTGCTACGTATTGAATTGTAGGAATAAAAGCAGTCAAGATTGTTACAGGATCAAACATCAATTAAATACCGTCATATGAATGAAATGGAGAAATAACGAAAACCCATTGGCAATGTTGTCCTGGCTTAGTATTCGAACCTATTTTATGGCCGATACGAACACGTATACATTTTGTAGTGCCAAAGAAATTATATTTTTTTATGTAATAATATTCGAAGTAGGTCTTATCATTATTTTCTAATTCAGCGGTAAACAAACCAGGTACATCATCACTACCGTCACCTATTTCGCAATGTTCTTGATCTGCTCTTAGGTTTATAGATGGAAATTTAGAAAACGTAGTAAGCACTCTGTCTCCTGCTACAAATCCTAAGACAACATAACCAAAATAATTTAAAGGATTACGAAAAGCTAACCAGGTATAGTGTGTCCAAAAGGCGTCGCCGAATTTGCTTAAATAAACAGAGGTATCTCTACCAACATATAAATCTGCATTATCAAACCAACGTAGTAAGAAAGGTAATTTTATGCTTTGAGATAATCCTCGACGCACTAAAGCTCTGTGGACAGGTAAATATAGTAATAATAAAACTGCACCTATTAATTGGAGAGGTAAAAGAATTAATAACCATGTTAATAACCATCTTATAAATCTTAATGAAAATAAGATCATTAGGCATGATCTCCAAAGAATATTGCGCCATTAGTTTCAGCGTCAGTTAAAGCACCTGTATCCTCTCGTATCGTAACTACTCGATAAGAAGACGCACTAGCTCCATACGAGATTGAAGTGGACATAAATGACCGATTGCTAACACTAGCCTGACACATACCTGCCATTGCATAATTATTTGTGGCAGAAAATGAAGTTGTAAAATTAATAGTAGTGTCCCCAGTGCCGTTATCAGTTAATGAGCTAATGTTGTAGCTGCCTTGGTTAGATGTTGATGTCGTAGTAACAAATCGAACCCATGCTTTTGCTGCACTAGGGTGATAATGTTGTCTTCCTGGAGTGACTACTGTAGTTGTTGATGTTGCAGTTTCTTGATCGCTTTGCGCAGCCGCGCCTGTTAAGCTATTAAATGAAGTGCCGGTAGCAACACCAATATTTGGTGTTGTTAATGTTGGCGAGGTAGCAAAAACCAGAGCACCACTACCCGTTTCATCCGTAACCGCTGATGCTAAATTAGCGGAAGAGGGTGTCGCTAGAAATGTAGCAACTCCTGTTCCTAATCCTGACACTCCTGTGCTAATAGGCAAACCCGTGCAATTAGTGAGGGTTCCCGACGTTGGTGTTCCTAATAAAGGAGTGACCAAGGTTGGAGTATTAGCAAAGACGAGAGCACCACTTCCTGTTTCGTCTGTTACTGCTGTTTTTAAATTAGCGCTAGATGGTGTAGCTAGGAACGTAGCTACATCTGTACCTAAACCACTAACGCCGGTACTAATAGGTAAGCCAGTACAATTTGTTAGTGTTCCTGAAGTTGGTGTACCCAAAAGCGGAGTAACTAACGTTGGAGATGTGGCAAATACAAGAGCGCCAGATCCAGTTTCGTCTGAGATAACACCCGCTAGTTCAGAAGAAGTTGTAGCAGCAAACACATCTAGTTTATTAGATGTATAAGCAACTGTACCACC